TCTTCATCTTCGCCATCCAGTGCTCCAGGCGATCGCCCGCAAAAACACCGGCGATGATCGCCCGCAGCTTCTCCTTATTCGCAGTTCGCGCCTTCCGATTAGCGAAACGCGGATCAGTGATGAGGTCGGGCCGATCGAGAACTTCCGTGACGAGCCGGCGATACAGCCGATCATTGGCGCACGCCATGTACAACGGCCCGTCGGAGGCTTCATAAACACCGACCGTCGGAGATCCGTTCGGAGAATTTCCGAAGCGACCCGGGTTTGTGCCATTGATCAAATAGGCCATGCCGTAAAAACCGGTCATCGACATCGCAACGTCAAAGAGGGCGACCTCGACCTGCTGACCCCGCCCCAGGCGCTCGCGGGCAATCAGCGCCATCAGGATCGCATTGCAGGCCGACATGCCCGTCGCCATGTCGACAATCGGCGGTCCAGTCCGCACTGCAGGTCCATCCGGAAAACCGTTGAGCGACATGAAGCCACTTTCCGCCTGCGTGATTGGGTCAAACCCTGGCCGCGCCGCGAATGGACCCTTTCGGCCGTAGGCGGAAATTGAGCAGTACACTAGTCGAGGATTGGTTGGCGCGACCGACGGATAGTCCAGACCGAACTTTTCCATCACACTGGCGGAGAAATTTTCTACCACGACATCCGCTCGCGAAATCAACTCTCGCGCAACTTCACGCGCAGCAGGCATCGCCAGATCCAACGCGATACCCCGCTTGTTACGATTCAAGCTCAGATATGCGGCGCTCTCACCGCCGATTTCCGCGTGTTCATAGGCTCGCGTGTCGTCACCCCCATCGGGATTTTCGATCTTGATGACTTCCGCGCCGAAATCCGCCAGTGTTTGCGTGCAAGCAGGGCCCGCCACAACGCGCGTAAAGTCGACGACCAATAGATCGTCAAGGGCGACCGGTGCATCCTTTGCTCGCGGCAAACGATCCGGCAGTGGCACTTTGGTCATGATCTCGTTTCCTCGTTCCCCAGACGCTTTTGACTTTAAAGTCCATCCGCTCGCGACCACAAGAGCTGTTGGCGATTAGACTTGCGTGCTGCGCATGACCACGGTGTGGGTCGCCGTGATTCAAGCATCGCTCGCCGCCAAAACAAAAAAAGCCCGATGGCGGAGGCCACCGGGCAATGACTGATCAAATGTTTTGCGCCGAACACTACTCGCTTGCTGTGTGCTTCCAACGTTCGCATCGACCGCTGCGCTGCGGAGCGACCCCATTTTTTGCTTGTGGCGCCAGCGATTTTCGCCAATACAGCGTACGGGGCCAGCCCCATGCATCCGCCGGATTAAAGAGCCGATAGCCCGCCTTGATAAAGTTATTTGCGGATGCGGGATTGTCTGTTGTATCCGAGATAAGCCAAGTCCAGCCGTTGTGTCGCGCCCGCAATTCCAATGCCCGCATAAGCCGCAGCTGCAACGATTGGCCACAGTGCTCCTTTAGAACCCCAACTCGGCAAAAATATCCCGCGTTCGAGATATGCGTCGACGGAATCAGTCCAGCGAACGCAACTGACATTCGCCCGTGAACGGCGAGCCACCAATGTCCCCAATCAAATTCCGCAATGGGCGCGCTCTCAAAAAACGTCAGGCGGTGAAGGTCAGCCAGCGTCTCGGATATGTCTTCGTCTTGCGCATCGACCTCCCTTATCCTGTAGGTTAGCTGCATTTCTCGGTCTCACCCATTGCTGTCTGCTTTATCCGCCCGTATCTGACGCGAAGCGCCGGCTAAGCTTGAGCGGCGTTCATTTGCCAAGCACAACCTTGATGCCGAGCCATACGGCCCCGATGAAGCCGGTGACGATCACGGTGATGACCACCTTGGACGTGTAGCTTTGCGCCTGCTCAACGCTTTTTCGCCAGCGCCGCAAGTGCTGAAGGTCTGCCCGCAATTCGGTTCCGACCCATTGCACGATCCAGATCGTGAAGGCGTCAGCGGCGGCGCCAGCACCGCCGATGTCGATAAAGGCCCGCAGCGGCAGCAATGGATCGGCGGAAACTTTTCCAATCCGTCCCTGAGTGCGCGCCTCGTTCAGCATCTGCGCGAAGTACGCGCCTTCGAATGTCCGCACGTAATCGCCCTCCCAGATATGGTCATAGCGATCGGGATAAAGCCTGAGGTCGAGCCGGCGTTCTTCGTCGAGAACCGCGGGAGACCAGGGATTATCGCGCCAATTCGCCTGCACCACGAGCGCGCCTTCAGGTTTGCGCACGCGCAAGAAATCGTCGATCGCGTCGGACCTGCGACGAGGATTCCACGATGCCCAAAGTTCGGAGCTGGCCGCGCGAATGGTCGGCCGCAACAGCGCAAGGCTGCGCGCGCTCAAGCTTTGCGCTTCGTCGACCCAGGCTATCCGAAATCCTTCCAGCGATTTGATGGAATCTGCGGTGTGGTCCTGCATGCCTCGGAAGATGATGAGACCATCCCCGGGTGTTTCGATCTTGTCGTTGAACAGCCTGAAGCCGTGACCGAGACCAAGTGACGCGATCTTGTTTTCAACGAGGCGCTTTGAGGATTGCGCCAGAGTGCGCTGCGCCTCGCGGATGCAGACCGCGAACGTACCGCGCTCGGCCTGGCATGTCTCGACCAGAAGCTCACCGAAGAAATGCGATTTTCCCGAGCCGCGTCCTCCGAAGACGCCCTTGTAGCGGGCGGGTTGCAATAGCGGCTCAAAGATCTTTGCCGTCGGGATCTTCAGGATGGACAATGACCCGCCCCATGCAGCTGCCCCGGAACTAGACGCCTGACATTGACGAAACTCGACGCGAGCGTCCTTCCCTAGGGCGCGACAACACGACGAAGAATACGGATGTTCCGCGGATCCCTGGTGGCACTGCGATCTTCGTTTGACGAACCGGTGTTCGTCGGGTCGCCCACCTTCCACATTGCGGATCGCTGACCGCTTTCGTCGAGACGAGGGCCAGTTGTCACGGGCTTAGTGAAACCCGAATGCTCCGCAACCAAACGGTTGTCGCTATCTCTGGCTTGCACGCGATACGCATTTGCACCAGCGCCACGAAGTTGGTGAATGCTGACGTTGGTACCTGGCGCGAATTGCCGGGCCCACTGGCAGGCTTGCGCTACGCTTCCGCCGTTGATCTCTCCTTCTGCACGCCACAGATGACCCAAGGCTTGACCATATGGGAGCGGCGGCACCGGCAGACCGCGATATTCAGGATCATCCGCTACATCTTGATAAGCTTTTGCCAGACTTTCGGTGAAAGCCTTCAGGCCGACTTCATCTCGCGGAGGGCCATACATCGCACAAACATAAGCAGGGTCCTCCGGATCAGAAAATTCAAGATGTTCGCCGTAGCTAGGTGCAGTCGGGTTCGGTTGATAGAGGTTCGACTTCCCGTAAGACAGTGTGAACTCGATCTCTCGGCCCGGAGAGTCAGGGTTGGGAAACCCACCGCCGGTCGTGAACCTCTTTGTTGATGCCATGATGTTTCCTTGTGCGGAGATGCGTAAATCCGAGATCGTGGAACCGACGCAGGTGTCACCTGATAACGATCAGGTACGGGCCTCGGGGAAGGCCCGTGTTGGAACTGCGCCGCGCAAGGTCCTGGATCTTGGGATCGGCGGCGATCGCCCTCGCGACGGCTCTATCGACCCGTTCGGAGGTGCAGTCGTTGGGATCGCAACGGATCATGATCCAGGCGTCGAGATCAAAAACGAAAATAGGATCGCAGCGCAGCCGAACAGTCGGTGGGAAAGGTGGCGCGTCGTCCTTGACGGTGAAGGTATGATCCTGCGAACAATATTTTTCGGTCAGGTCTAGCGGGAGCAGCCCGGCCGGCGGTTCAACGGGATTGCCGACCACGACCGCATATCGCAGCGGACCCGGCGGTAACAGCCAATCGCTGTTGCGTGAGAGGTGGATCTCGCCGGGAGGGAGGATACCAGATTTCGACCGCGCGTCCGGAACGTCATCGGATGATGCCAGGTCGCCGTGCTGCTGTAAGCAGTGAGGCATTTCCTCCAGCAAAGGAGGCTCGGGCGATCTCTGACTTTGGATCCACGCACGCAGCTCCATCGCGCTGACTGCGGAGTAGTCGATTGTTCCCACGGAGACCAACGCGTGCAGCAGCGAGTTTCTCTCATAGATCAGCGGGAGGATGGCGAGTGAAACGTTCAGCGCGTCCATAGCGAGAGTCTCTTGGACCTCTCCAGCAAGCAAATGTGGCGGTTGGGTCGCATCCTCGAGCCACTCCACGGCGTTTTTGATGCGCTCGTCGCTGGGCTGATAGGACCCCAGAATGTCTTGCAGGACCCCCCTGCAAAAGGATTTCTCCCCGTCGATTCGACTCGCCGTTCCGTTCACGATCAGCGAAACGCGACTGTCGGGAAACCCTTGCACTTCAAACCAGGCCATACACAATCCGCGCGTCCTTGCGCGCATTTCATCCCACAATATCCGGCCCCACACATTCGCAAGCACCGCATGCCGTTTGACCGCAGCAGGGTCCTGCAAATCGGGCGGATGAAATGGGATGCGGAACAGGCCCGCGAAATGCTCGTTCCTGTTCAGACCGGGCGGATAGCCCGCCCGCGGATTGCAATTCATCTGCGACAGGGCCGGGCTGGTCGCCGCAACCAAACCCATCAGGCCCAGCGCGACGATTATGACCGAACCACCGTTCCGCATGCGTCACCTCAGATTT